ATCTTGTCAAAAGTTGATTGCTCTACCTGAATCATGAAGTTCTGACAATACTGGGTTTCAGGCATAGGGATATTATTGAATCGTCCTGTTTGTACGTCCAGCTCACCACAAGCCTTTCCCATACGTACAAGAGTAGTTCCCTGCGGAATTGCAGGAACGAGGATAGGTTGTTTGGTAGAACTGTCCATATTTCCGTTTACGGCATATACCGTAGGCAAGTTCGAAGTACTATCCTTGCCACACACGCAAAGAACTAAGTCAGGAACATTACTGTCATCATCGGTATATTTAGTACCATCGGGCTTTGTAATGCCGCTAACTCCTACTACACGAATAGTATCGTCAAGAGTAAACATATTGAGATCGTCCACAGGAAGGGAGACACTTGCTCCGCTTGACATGGCAGTAATAGCCTTGTTTGTACTGCATTTGATTTCGCGAGTTCCCACACTGTAATACTTTACCTCAAAAGAATTTGTACTACTCGATTTTACATACCGACTGATTTGATCGATAGGAGTTGCCATTGGCCGAATTTTCACGATTCGTTTGTCTACATCGCTCAAATAAAAATTGGGGTCACCATCTATACGTCCGGCAGTCTCCGTTGCGATACCGTCAGTGCCACCAGTCCCGTCTGCACCGGCAGTGATCTTACCTGCATCGGGTAGTTCAGAAGCATTTGCCATCATGACTCCACTCGATGCGCCTGTCACGAATGCTAATACAATCAGCATAATGCGACATAAAAAACTCATTGGCTTTTTCATTGTTGTAAAAATTTTGATTATGAATAAAATATGAAATTAAATTTGTCCTATTTTGCTGGTCTACGCCTTTCTCCTCCACGTTCCCAAATGTTCTTGGAGTCATAACCTCTCTCAATTACACCGAGATCTGGCATTTGTCGAGCCATTCCTTTACCACCGTTTTTCCCGGCAAGATTAGCTGTACCATCACTTTTTCCACCCTTACGTAGTTTTTCTTCAATCTTGGTATTCCGCCCTCTGATTTCGCCCTCGCGGTCGGCTTGCTCTACATCTCCGTCGTGATTGAGTGCTTTGAGAGCCATGTGGATGCTATCAGGTGAGAATTTTCCAAGTAGACCATCTCTCATTATACTGATGAGAAACTCCATTGCCTTGTCAATGTCATCATCGGAAAGCCCCTCTTCCTGCTGCATTCTTTCAAGTGTAGTGAGGGTTTCTTGGATATTCTGTTGATACTGCTCTTCAAACTCGCTTTCTTTGGCAATACGTTCTGCATAATCTTTATTGGCTGCGGCGAGTGCTTCTTGTTTTTCGGGGTCTTCAAGTGCTTCTTTGAAATCATCGCCGAATTTGCGTATCAATCCAACAATAGGATCTTCGCCATTACGCCAATCGGTAAGGAATGCAGCACTGCGAGGATTGCTTGCGAAAAGGTCGGAAAGGGCTTTTTCTCTATCCTTGTAATCTGACAATTGTTTGTCGTAACCGTCGTAATCTTCGTTAATCTGACCGAATAACGCCTCATCATCGGCAAATTCCTTATCGGGATATTTTGCCTTTAATCGTTCCGTATATCGGTCACGATTGCTCTTAACTTCCGTATTATTAGGCATAATTTGAAATAATTTAATAGATGACTTTAACTATATCGCGAAAATAGAAGTTTGAGAGAGTATATTACGTTTATCTTTTTACGCTCCTATTTATAACTTTGGAACATAGATAAATGATGTGGTGAAACATAAAGGTGCAACAATGGAGTACTCGAAGGAGCGTATAAATAACCTCATGAGAGTGTACGATGAATATATATCATCGTGTGATTACATTCGTATGCCGGATGTGTACAGTGCAATTGTCAATATGCCTTCTGAAAGATTTTGGGTGAGCGACATTCGTGCTGCACTTGTTGTTTCAGCAATTATGCGAGGTGAGGCAATATTGGATACAATGTGGCCATTGAAAAAGGAAATGTATAAGGAAATTCATCGTCGAGTACTTATGCTACGGGAGATACACCCTGAGTTAAGTATTTCGGAATTGTGTGCAATGGTGATTATACAACCTGCCCCAAAATTCTATTTAACAGCAGGAAGTGCAAAGATGATGATATGTAAAGCGAGAAAACAATGGATACGAGAAAAATTGGAAAAATTACGGCTCTTATAACCAGTGCTGCGGTTGTTCTTTTATCATTGTTCATTTCTCCAAAGTGGAACACCGTTGGCATTTATGCCGAATGCAGCGTGCTGGGTCGGCTATTGTATTCATTCTATCACGTAAATATCTTACATGCTCTCCTCAATACTTGGTGTTTGTTATCGTTGATGTTCTTTTATGACATTACGATATGGCGACTTTTCTTGGCTTATGTCATAGCCATAACTATACCGATTGACACATTAGGAAGATTCATTGAAAGTATGACCTTACCCACTGTCGGACTTTCGGCGGTGGTTTTTGTCTTGTCCGGTTCAATATCTTTTGAGGTACTGCGAAAGTGGTACTATCAAGCATGGATGCTGTTCTACATCATTATAGGATTCCTGTTCCCTAATACCAATGCGTGGCTGCACTTGTACTGCTATCTTGCCGGGCTTGTGGTGGCTCTGCTGAATAAACCTATTAAAAGCAGACACTATGACAGATAAAATCATACAGGAGATATTAGACGAGAACGACAAGCGAAATGCCGAAATGTACGCCAAGTTCAATCCCATAAGCGGAAAAGGCTCTATTGGGGAAAGAAAGCGTGTGCTTATCAGCGATTTCCCGATAAAGGTGCAGTATCTTCCTGTGGAAATGCTTCATATCCCTCTCGTCAAGAAGCTCATAAAATACGGCTCGATAGATGCGTTTCTTAGGACGATATGGGAAGAAGAACACAAAAACGATGAAGAGATAGATGCGAATAACTATTACGGTGGATATGAATTTGTCGAAGACCGGAATAAAGTTATTCAGCAGTTTGTCCGTTTGCGTTGCCGATATGACTTTGCTTTTTGGGCAGCTTTCTATGTTTACATCAAAAATAAGGGAGGTGGAGAAGATGTATTGTTCCGGCTGACAAAACCTCAACGTAGATTTGTCGAAAGGTTGGAGCGATTAAGGAAAGCTGGTAAACCTATACGACTTGTGCTGTTGAAAGCGCGACAATGGGGTGGTTCTACGACTTCACAAATTTATATGGCTTGGCTGCAACTCGTACATAAGGTTGGTTTAAATTCTCTTATTATCGCTCATCAAGGTGCAGGGTCTGACGAAATCAAGGATATGTTCGACAGGATGATTAAAAATTACCCTGTTGAAATGCTTCACAAGTTTGGCGAAACCTATAATGAAAATGAGCCTAAGTTAGTAGGTGTAGGTAAATCCGGTAGTATCCACCGTGTACCTCAACGAAACTGCAAAATCAAAATTGGTACAGCTGAACGTCCGGACAGTTGTCGTGGTGGTGATTATAATCTTGTGCACCTTTCAGAAGTTGGACTTTGGAAAGTTACCGATGGCAAGAAGCCGGAGGATATAGTACGTTCTGCCTGTTCGGGCGTACTTCTGCGCCCGTATACTATGATTGTATATGAGAGTACGGCAAACGGTACAGGCAATTTCTTTCAAAAAGAGTATGACGATGCCAAAAATGGCAAATCCCAATTCGAGGCAATGTTCGTGTCATGGTTCGATATTGAGCAGTATTCCATGCCGATTGACGATATAGAGGAATTTGCAGCAAATCTTTATGCCAATCGTGAAAATGAAAATATATCTTCTAATCGAGAGGAAAACGGCAAATACCTATGGTGGCTGTGGGAACTTGGTGCGACACTTGAAGCAATAAATTGGTATATACAAGAACGTGCAAAGTACACTGAGCACGCTCTGATGGCTGCGGAGTTTCCTTCGGATGATATTGAAGCTTTCGTTCATTCGGGTACTCGAGTATTTGACAAATACAAAGTGGAGAAATTACGCAAATCCTGCAAGCCGCCGAAATATATCGGTGAGGTTTGTGCCGATGCAGACGAGGGTAAAAATGCTTTGCAAAATCTCCGCTTCATAGAAGATAGGCAAGGATTGTTGCATATTTGGGAGTTGCCGGAAAAGGACAATGAAAAAGAAATCGTAACAGACCGTTATCTGACGATAGTTGATGTTGGAGGACGCTCCAACAAAGCGGATTTTTCCGTAATACTTGTACTTGACCGCCTTTTTATGGTAGAGGGTGGAAAACCGGTTGTGGTAGCACAATGGTACGGACATTGCGACATTGACCAACTTGCATGGAAAGCAGCACAGATTGCGGCATTCTACAACAATTCTTTGCTCGTCATAGAGAGTAATACCCTCGAAACTCATGATAAGGAAAGACAAGTAGATGGCGATCAATCTCAGTTTATCCTAAACCAAATTAAAGACATATATCCAAATCTATATGCACGTAAGCAATCAGAGGAAGATATACGCGAGGGATTACCACGTAAATACGGCTTTCATACCAACATAGCCACAAAACCAATGATTATCTCGACGCTCGTCAAGGTTATACGTGAAAGCATGTATATAGAGCGTGACGAAAAATGTTTAGATGAATATTTGTGCTATGAAAAAAAGAAAAACGGGGCATTTGGGGCTATTATAGGAAAGCACGATGACCTACTCATGACACGAGCAATAGGTCTGCATATATGCTATTTTGAAATGGATATACCGAAGTTTGTTCCTCGTGTCGAGAGGTTTGTGATTAAGAAAAAGAGAGCTGTTTCGGCAGCAACAATATAGGTTTTATTCTTTAATAATTAAAATTATGAATATTTTTAAGAGAATCCGTGCTATTCTTCGTCTTAATGAAGCCATAAGACAAGCAGATAAAGCACACAGAAAAACGGGAGAACGTTACTATGTAATGCCGAATGGTAACAAAGGGAAACTTATCATTATGGATAGAAAGAATTTTCGTAAGTTAAAACAAAAAGGCTATATCGAAAATAAAGCATTCGTGCATGACCTTGAACAAGAATGTTTTTACTGCACAACTTACAGAAACGGTTCGGGTATGCTTCCTCTGGCTGTCAAGACATTGAAGCTTAAACAGTATCTTTCATGGCTTGATCACAGTAAAAAAACAAAGAGTAATGGCTAAATACGGAAATATTGATGGTATTGTCACACTGACAAACAATCCTCTTGCACTTGACAATATCCACAAGTTGAAAGCCGGTAATAGGGTCACTTGTAATGATAACGGGAAATGCGGAACGATTCAAAAAGTGGATGCCGACGGATATGGCTGTACGGTTCTTTTTGATGATACAGAAGAAACATGGATAGAATGCGACCAACTTTCCAAAGAGTGATTTGAATAAGGCGAATAGATGGGTATCACCGTTCTATTCGCCTTTTATGTTAGCTTTGTATCGCATTATGTAATTGGTTTACAGCTTGCATATTTGCTCCTTGCTGTACCTGTTGTATTAGTTGAGGGGAAATCCCTTCGGGTATTTGACCCTGTGCAAGTTGCTCTTTCTGCGATTTAATACTTTGCAACAATTCGTCGGCAAAGGGGAAATCTCCATGTTCGAGCAATTGTTCTACACTGATAGCCTGTGCTTGATACAGTTGCATAAGTATGTCATTGGCAAGATGCCTGTATGCAGGGGTGGAGGTACTTTCGGTAATGCTCAAATCAAACTCGACATCGCGGATTTTCTTTGGGTCGTATTCTATCTGTGCACCACTCTTTCCTGCGATATTGAATACTCTTTTACTGTCATAGAATTGTTGCATATTTTTTACATCCTTATATGCTCCGTCCACCACAAAACAACTGAAACATTCAAGCAGGTCAAGCAATGACTTAGTGGCATTTTCCGTTTGCTGGTTATAGTGAGAGGCACTCTCTCCCGAAAAACCGGGCTTTCCTTGCAATGCACCTGTGACTCCTGAAATATCTTCGAAAAACTTCAACTGCATATTAAGCAATTCGGCAATTCCAATATTTGTTGAGTTGTTTGCCACCTGTTCTGGGATTCTGCCATTTCTGCTTGGCTTGTAAACAATTACGCCGTTGAACTCTGCCCAACTTTCAGCGATGTCATTAATACTTACACCATCGGGTAAACAGTCTTCCGGCATTAAAAGTACACCTTTTGCACTTGCCCTCATAATCCAATCATAAAGTGTAATCAAGCGATTGGTATATCGCTGCTGGTCGATTACATCGGCAACGAATGAATGAATTTCTCCATCTATGAATGGGTACGCCTTGAAAACGTAGGGATGACTACCATGTTCGTATGGGGTTTCGCCCTCCCTTAATATATCTCCGAACGGTGACAGATAGTAGAAATACCAGTAATCATCGATAAACCAAGTCGCTTTAATTAATGGTACTTCATTTTCGGGAAGTCCTACGGAATTTGCCATGCGCATTCGCTCTTCATTTACGGCAACAACTTCCCTTTGGTAGTCCTGTACATCTATTTTAAAAATGTCTCCGTTTTGATAATCATGACAACGGTAACGAGGCTTTTGTTCCTTTCGCCATAATTCTATAACACGGCATCTGCCGGGCTCATTTGTAAAAAGGAAATCATAATTTTCCAAACGACTATATCCGAAACTTTCTGCGAATGAGGCAATGTACTCTTTTTTAGCTGCCCATTTATATATTTCTCGGAGTTTACTATATTCTTCCGGTGATGAAGCGAATTGTTCGCATAATTGACCGAATGAAATATCGTGTACCTCACCAAGTACTGATACATCCCAACCGCGAAAATCCCTCATGTTGTTGTCTATGAAAAAATTATTCGGCTGCACATAGTCTGTCCAACAATCCTCTTTATTGTTTCGCCAACCGTATGATTTACGATGAACGATAAACCCACTGATTAGAAACTCTTCCATTGTTCGGGCATAAACATCTGTCATTCGATTGAGTTGCATGTTACACTGTAATATCGTACTCATTGTTTCTCCGAGTTTTTGTTCATCTCGGTCTCGGGCAGTACAAGTTGGCTCTTTACTTTGACTGCGGTACACTCCGAGTACACTACGTACAAGCCTTCGAATGAGATTATTTTTTAATGGCACATTACCTTGATTTTTGATATATTCTTCTTCGGTCATATATTTACCATCAACGCAAATAGTATCATCCCATTGAAAACCGTATGTATAACGCTTGTTACGTTCTCTTTCCTTTCTGAAGTCCTCCATTTGATTCCAATAGTATTGAGCTTCCATAAGAATATTGAATGCCCTACGGTTTCCGAACTGCTTTGATGAGGCAACGGTATCTATCTCGGATAAATCATTCTGTTTTGGAGAAATCCTACTCAATGGTAACAATTGTCCTTTCCCTTTATTTGTTGGCATATTTTCATCATTTTAATTATTGCTTGGGGCAAAGATAGCACCCCAAGCAATCTGATTAAGTTTAACTATTTACGTTTGCGGGTTTGATTCATTTCGTCAATCATTTCTTTTTTGACTTCGTTCAACTCGGTTTCAATATTTTTATATTCTTCTTTATCAACCGTTTCTTTCAATTCGTCATATAGAGCAGCAATATCTCTACTATAACTCTCAAAAATTTCATAGCGCTCATATTCAGGTGAATTGTAGAGAAAATCAATTTTTTCGGCATAATCGAATATGCCATTGTCGGTATCTTCCTCGTAATGCTTTAATCTTTTCTTTATGCGGTCGTGTTCCTCTTTTAGGCGGAAATACTCGTTATTGATAGCTCTATATTCAGTACGTTCATCGCCAGCTTTAACAAGTCTGTTGAGCAATAAAATACTGCGAGGATCGTACTCTCTTGCTCCGGCAATGGTTTCGACTGTCTTTGACATTTTATCAATAGTACCGAATACACCGCCAAAATAGCCATTAAGTAGATATTCCACCTTTGCAGGATTAATGTCGATAACTCCTTTCGTATAGGCGTCCCCTCCTGTGGTTTCGTTTATCACGTTAGCCAACCCCACAAGATATTTGTTAGCACTCTTATATGCCTTTGTCCATTCAGGCATATTTTTGTTGTAAGGGGTGTCTTTGTAGAGTGGCAAACCTGTCCAGCTCTTTTCTACTACATAAGCCTCCCATAATGGTTTTGCTGGGCTTGGAATAAAGGCATTCAATCCTCCTCCGCCCTCTAAAAAGTCAATAGGAAGAATTTGTGTAATTTGTCCTGCTATTGCCGATGCAAGTTCTCCATCTGATAAGTGTTCTTTACCACTCAAAGTTGAGGTCATCAATTCTCCCATACCATAGATAGCTCGATATTCAACAGGAAGAGGGATAGATACCCAGCTGTCTCCTGCACGGAAAAGAATATTGCTTCTTCTCACATATTCGGGCAAGTTGTAATATGCGTTTTTGTCGTCTTCACCATCATCATCGCTACCGCCCAAATAAGCTACAATTGCACCGAGTAGATACATCGCTGCCATTCCTGTAAATGCTTTTGCCGGGTGGCGTTTCATTTGCCGTCCGAAGTTTGTAGCTCCTTGTATGGCAGCATTCCAAAACACATAACCACTACGTCCAAGACCTGAAATAAGGGATGAGGCATTACCTATCTTTGTTTGTCCAGAAGTGTCATAGAATTTTGCACCACTACCTTTTTTATTAAAGTTTACGCTTATCTCTTTTGCGTCATATATAGCTCGATCGATAGTGCGACCCATTTCGCGAGAGGTCATAAACGCAGCAAAACGGGCACAGTTCTCAACTGCTCTGTTGAACTCATCGAGGCGTTCTCCGAGCAGACTCCATGCACGAGCGATTTTTAGTTTGCCATTAGCTTTCTTCAACTCCCTGCGGATGTCATTTTTATGATGTTCAATGTCTCTGATATTTACATAGCCGGTTTCACCACCATTCATCATAAATTGATAAAACATCGTTTCTATCGGATTGCTTATATCAAGGTTGTTATTGCGGTGCTTTGCTAATAATTGTTTCATCATAACGGGATTTGCCTTATTGAAATTCCTATGAAATCTTAGAGCATAATTCGGACTTTCTTTTATCCATACCATAGAATTAGTATAGAGCATATCACGCATAAAGTTAGACACCACAAAATCCGGGTTACGTGTGGTATAGAATGCACTTAAATGTCGGTTTATTCTTTCCCCTGCACGAAGAATTGCTCCGATTGCTCCAGATGTATCATTGTCGGGATTAGTCTGTCCGTTCAATGCTTGTGCCGCTCTCGGATTTCCGTTAATAGTTATGACATAATCCCTGCCACCACGTTTTACAATTACTTGGTGCTGGCGCATATCTCGGCTCTCAATGACTCTGTAAGGAATGTTCTCGGTATCTTTGCCTCTCTTATATTGGTCGGGGTACTGCTGAGCCAATCCTTGCATCTTCATTTCAAAGTCCTGCATCTTTTGTTCAACCTCTTCGGGAGTATCTGTGCTGTCGATGTTGTCCGGGAACACAGGTTTCCACTCATCGGTAACGACATCATATTCTACCCAAAGATCGCTCACGCCCACAAGGTCGCTTGGGTGGTTCAGGACGAAGTTCAAAAAACGCTGTTTCACCAATTTGTTCCGGTTACCCTGCATTATTGCACTCTCTGCCATTGATTGCAAGTTGGCAAACGGGTCATCGGCTTTCGACCTACGTCCATGTGCAGTTTTTATAGGAGCGTTGAATGCACTTTCCCTATGAGAAAGATATGCGTACGCCTCTGCACTCGTTTTTTCGTCAAAACCACGCAATGGGATATAATACTTGTACATGTTCGAGACTTTGTCAAATGTCGCCTTACTTATCATTCCGCACTCATAAGATTTCTGTAAGATTGCCTTACTTATGGCATTGACTTTCGTCCAAAGGTTGGTTGTCTCGTGTGCCTGTTCGTAGTCATCGACTATCTGCTGTGCTTCCGCTTCTGCGTCTGCCACATTGTCCATACCTGTTAGGGCGGTTAATCCTGCGAAATCCTGTTCGCGAAATTCTGATATGATGTCGGAGAGTGGTCTTGTGTCTCCCGCAGCTATGGCTGCTTTGGCAGCGTTCTCTGCCATGAGTAGATTACGTTCAAGTCCATGCTTTGCCATCATGTAATCAGTAAGCTCCTCACGTTCCATTTCGTTATGTGAAAGTTGGGCTACTTCATCAAGCATTGGTTTGAACAAAGTCTGTGCAAAAGCGTCCGCTTCGGCTTTATTGACACTCGAAAGACGGTTCTCTCCCAAGTAGGCATTTTCAAAACCATCTACATCTTCAATATCTTTATTTTGGCCAAGAATAGCATTCATCGCTTCTTTAAGTCCGAGCATACTATCTTGTAAAGCTTCTTGTGTCTGGTACATACCACTGCGTACACGTTGCTCATACCTATCACGTGCCAATACTCTTTCATACATTTTGGGGTCTCCATTACGATACAAGGTATTATTGCGCTCTGCTGCGGCAACTGGACTGAGGTTGGTAATCGCATAGTTACCTACTTTCAACTCGTACTGTTTGGCTATATCCATCGCTTCTCCGAAGATACTGCGATACCTGCCGGGTTCTGCCAGATTTTCATAACTTCTCCACAGAATGTAACGAAGTTCGTTATCTGTCAGAGTAACTTCTCTGAAATCTTCAAAGCCTATCTTATGGAGCATATTCAAGAAGAAATTCTTTATCTGTCTCCACCAGCTTGCATTGACATTCTCGAAGTTCGTGTTCTCGGCAAGCGATGCCAAATATTCTTCGGTAGCCTTATGGAAATCCCAACCGTTTTTTGCAGCCATATCTACAATGCGTTTGCGTATGGTTTCATCGGCATTATTAAACACATTATCGAGGAATGTATCAAAATGTTCTCCGAACAACTGACGTAAACCGTAGTGTGCCACTGCTTCATGCAGAAGCGTCTGCTCTACATCAAAGGTGTTTGCATGATTAGGTATGACAATCGTAATCTTGCCACTACTTTTTGAATAGAAACCCTTTGCCTTACTCTTTTTCCCTTCTAAAATGTTACGGTCTGTGACAATTTCCACATTTTCAAGATGTAACTTCTTGGCAAGCGTTTCAACTCGGTCAACCATTCTTTTACGCTCACGTTCGGCAAAAAAACTACGCTGTTTTTTCGTCCTTCTTGTTTTTCCAAGCATTTTTGAAATCGGATCGTTTTCAAAACTTATTTCATCATCGGTATATGCTCCTGTGCCATCACGGTAATTTTGTGCAATTTCTTCATTGAGTATAGTAATTTCATCATCAGTAACCGCTCCGTCCTGTCTGCGTTGAGGTTTACGACCAGCAGCCCTTACCATTTCATCGACTTCGGTCGGAGTAAGCAAACGTTTTATACGCATTGCACCAGTGATAATCCAAGGATCTGTTTCAGGATTTGGATTAGTGCGGTACGAGTATGAGCCATTTTCCGGTACTCTTGGTAATCCTGCATAACTGTGTTGAAATTTACCGTTCTGATTGTATCCGTAACTCATGGCTTCTTCTTGGTAGTCCACATCGTTTGCGTACTCAACTTCTGCCCAAACGAAGTTGGCAGGGAACAATGTTTTTTCTCCATTTTCATCGTTTCTGTTGAACTGTAAAGCATAGGGGATAACTCCTAAATGCCAACCCGGACGGTATGCGAGTTTGCCACTTCCTCCCTGAGTGCCTTTACCTCCTGCCTTTACTTGATTTCGGCCAGTCTTACTTTGACCCGCAATCGGTGCAGCATCTGCATCGAGCCATACTCCAACAGGTGTTTCTTCACCTCCTGGATTGGCAACCATAGGAGGATAGAGTTTGCCATCTTTCAATACAAATACTTTGTATCCGATTCCTGTATTTTTCGGTGCTTCACTTTCACGAATACGATACATTGTATCATCGCTACGGTATAATACATCATTGTCTTGCTTCGGTTCTTCCTTTACCTTTACGCCCAACTGCGTAAGAACCTTTACAACCTCTTCAATTCGGTGGGCAGGAATATCAGCACGCAATTGCCCATGATGTGGGTAGAAATTACCACCTGCAGCATTTAACAAAGTTTTGTTCTCAAAGTATATAGCACCGTCTTTCTTTGTCTTGGGGACAGTCAAGTAATATACCTGTGCCCAACTGCTACCCATTATCGACACCTTGCCATCGTGGCTTGTGATAGGCTTATACTCCTTTATCTGCTGCATACGACTGCTTAATGGAGCACCACTGCTTTTAAGCATAGAAGCGTTCCACTTGTCAGGCATTAGAATACCGTCATGAACATTTCCGTCAATATCTGTGTAACTAATCAACTGTCCCGGATAACCTCCATGTTCGTCTTGCGTGTCCGCAATGGCTTGCAAGATGTTACCTGTCATGATGTAGCCCTGCTTGCGTGTTTCCTGTGGTATCTGACTATCCCAAGTATCAAGGGTTGTAGAGCGTGCAGCGTCCCAGTTATCATTAGTCATCTTCTCAATGCTTTGCAATGCTCCGATGTCCGATAACTTAATTTCCACTCTTCTACGACCATCAAGGGTAGCGAATACAGCGAGGGTTGTCGATGCTGTAATCTTGCTGTCTTTCGTTTTATATCCACAGAAGATAGCAGGAGAAGCAAAGTCAAACATCATCGAGTCGAGTGTTTCGGGTACAAGGTACGATTTGCCCACCTCAAACATTCTTAATCGTCTTTGCAGTTGGTCGCTATTGTTATTGATACGCAAAAGATTATCCCTGTGCTTTTCAGCAACTTTATTCTCTGTCTCTTCCTTGTAGTTGGCAATGGCGGTTTGTTTTTCCTCTTCGGTACGCTTCTGCTGACGATTTATCTTTTCTCTTTGCTTGGCAATGTCCTCAATCGCTTTCGCCATTGCTCTTTCGTGGCGTACTTCCTCTGCCGAAATTCTTGCTTCATCTTCTTTCTGAATGGTCTCGATAATCCCTTGAAGATGATATGTCGGATAGCCTTTGTTGATTTGCTCAATGGTCTTGCGAATATCATCGGCTTTCATCGGCTTTCTCAACACATCCATTTCAACCTTTTCAACATAGGAATTGCGTGCAAATGGGTTGCTTCCGTTAGGGTCTATACCCTCTGACGATACTCGTTTCTCCAATGTGGTAGCACGAAGTGGCATTACAGTAATCTTCAAATCATTGCTGCCTGTATCGTTGAGGTACTTAATCAATTCGTTATAGCGTCTTACAACATCATCGTAAAACTCTTCCTGCTCTTTTGTACTCAACAACGCTACATAACCTGTAATCTTGCGTGCATCATCTTCCTGCGGCTTGTATTCGTCAAGTTCACTTGTTTGCAAACGACCACCGCCAAGACTGCCCTTTTTCAAAGGTGCACCCATTTTCTCGTACACATCGGGGTTATCACGAAGATACTCTACAACAACTTGGCTACCGTACTTATTCAGCAAGTCGGGTGCTTCAACCTCGTTACTCTCGCTATCTTGCGATGTGGTTGTGTTGGCGTTCAGAGATTTCAGTTTCGTTGATAACATCATCAAGAAACGGTTTTCAGTAGGAACAGGCAAACCAAGATTGATATAATAACCTCTATGCACCTGTCCTGTACGGTCAATACGACCAATCATCTGCATATAGTCATTGATGTCGCTCAATGGCTGTGCAATAATCATGGTACGCTGTCTTTGATCGCTAAACTTCTTCGATGCGTGCAAACTGATACCAGTTGAGGCTGATTTGTTGAGGATAAGCACATCAAGAGTACCGTCATTGAACTCTCGTTGCATTCTCTTCTTATCCTTGTCAGTTCTGCGTCTAACGACAACCTCACCATTATCGTTGCGTTCAACATACATATTACGCCCGGTAAGTTCGCCCACCTTGAAGCCTTTTTCGTGTAAACGCTCAATAATGGCGTCAAGCGGACTGATGAAGATGTCGCTTGTGCTTTCACGAATGAAATCCTGCAATTCATAGAACGCCTGTTCGCCAGCCTTGCCCAACTGTTGAGGTGTATAACGGGCATGGGTTTCGTTTCCGTCTTCGTCTTTTACGGTGTACTGCATTACAGAGTCAAGTCCTTTAAGCAAACTTGCACTAAATGTAGGCTCTTCGATAACTTCACCTGCCGCATATTCCTTGATACTGCTTTCCATTGTACTTTCCAAAGCAATAACAGGGTGGCGACCTGCATTGATTTCGGCTTCAACTTCATTAGCGATAGCATCTACTTTAAGAGCCAACATTAACTGCTTGGTGTAATTGTAGGTCTTACTTGCAAACGGAACATTCTCAACGCCCATTTTGTCAGTACCTCGCTTTACACCTGCACTCTCGGCAGTAATGGCAAGTTCCATATCAAGTTCAGCAATCTTCGGCTTTACATAGTCCTCTTGGAATTTTATAATGGCATTGAACGCTGCAATGGTACGATCATAGTTTTCTCTTGCACGCCTTACCGTTTCGGGGTCGTCAATTGTTTTCCAATCGGTCTTAACATCGCTCATATCACGCTCACGCCGCACCATCTGACCTGCATTAGTCAGTTCTCGGCTCATAATCTCCTGCAAGGTTACACCGCCTTTCTCGATAATGCCAATCATCTTGTCGGGTTCTACCTTTGCTTGGCTCATCGCTGTGCGTATAGCGTACAAAGGCATAGTGTCGGGGCGTTTGGCAAAGGTAGCACTTGCGAAGGTGGCTGCTTTTGCAGTTCGGAGAATACTTTGCAGATAGGCTCCGGTGTTGCTCGTTCCTGCTGCTGTATGGCTTTCGTCAAGGAACAGATAGTTATCCTCTGCAATAGAGCGTAAGAATGTAGCTTTTGGTGTCGCCTTGCCTGTCTTTGCGGCTTTGCTTTTCTTGGTGCGTGTTCCACGCTCCTTTGCAGCCTCATCTAATTCTTTTTGGCTTATTGCATCGCCTGTGTTCACCTGTGAATAGGTGAGGACTGCAAAATCGTATTTGTCGGGCAATACTCCTGTGGCGAATACTTTTGCCATTTCCGATGATGATAGCGGCTTGTGTACGGTGTTACCCTTACTATCCACCATAGCACCGTCGGAGTTGAATATGAACGGTACAAGGTCTCCACTACCTATATCTACCAAATCTCGGTAGATGTCAGAGAACAAATCTGCCTTTTGGGTGATAAATACAGGCTTCTCGCCACGCATAACAGCCCAACGGATAAGTGCCGCCATTTGACGACCCTTACCAACGCCTGTTTGGTCTCCAATTATGAGGGCTTGACCTTTCTTCATCTGATAGATAGCCATAGCGACACTATCTATCTGCTCTGCTGCAAGTGCTTGATGTGCCTCTTCAATGGTATCATAGCCAAGTTCATTTTTAACGAACTCATCTATATTCCCAAATTCTGCTTCTATCTGCGATAGGACATTATCCATAGCCTCAACCATAGCGGCAGGGGCTACGCTGTTCAAACTGAATGCACCGTTATGAGGACGGTACGATAATTTTTCTTCTGTAAGACTTCGTTTCTTTTGCTCGGTCTTTAATCCCACTCCGTTCGTAGAAACTCGCTCTGTTCCCACTCCTGCATTGACAGGTTCATTGCTTCTTTTGCTGTTTCCTCGCTCACTTCCACCAACGGTGTTTTGGGCTTCACCATTTCCAATATCCTCTCGATGTTCTCCTCGTAAAACATTCTCGCCCTGCTTCGGAGTTCTTTCCAATTCAGTTCGCTTTCCTCGTTCGCTTGTATCATTCTTTCGAGGTTGTTCAGAATGTCGCTTTCCATCAGTTCGCCCTGATGGTTGGTTATTGATAGGTGCAGACTTCCTTTCTCGGCTGCGTAATATTTCTGTGCCATTTGTCTTTTCTTTTGAGTTTACAACTTCGTTTACTATCTCGAACAGGTCTTCAAAACTTTCAGCCCTGCGTAATGCCTTATCTTCGGTAGGAGGATAAACAGCACTTTGTGCCCGTTCCTCTTCGCTTCTGCGACCATCTATGAGTATCATACGAGTAGGATATGTCGTGCCTTGTTTAGCATACAATTTACCCTCCATGTCAATGACACCCTTTACATTGTAGTGGTCGTACAGGTATGTAAAGAATGGCTTCATGCTTTTAAGACCGCCATTGCTTGCATACTCCATATTTCCACCGATGATGATAGCCGCTTTACCGTTATTCCTCATGCTCGAAAGGGCATTCAGAATGATTTGCGGGTCAAGCCCCGGTATCATCTTACCGTCATACTCTATTGCCTCACGCTTACCAAATGGAGGGTTAGCAATTACTGCATCGTACTGCTCTCCACCCTCAAAGGCTTCTGTTGCGTCTTGCTGTGTAACTTGTGCAAAACCTTGCTCTCGAAGATTCTCCAAGCGAGTTTCGTCAAGTTCATTTGCGTGTACCTGTTCGGCAGGGATAGCAAACACAAGCATTCCGTTACCTGCAGTTGGCTCCAATACCTTTGCTTGAGGATTGTCGGCCATGGCAAAGTAATCCGCTGCCCAAGCCATTGGGAGAGGTGTCGAATACTGCTGCATCTTGATACGGTTACTGCTTCTTGCGGCAATCGTAGGTTGCATATCGTACAATTTGCAAATGAGGTCGTAAGATGTACGGTTGTTTCTACCGTTTTTCTCTATAACCTCTCTTGCTGCTCTCACCAATCCGTCCTCAACAAGTTCTTGCAAAAGAATGTCAGTACGACCTTCATTATCTACTTCCATTCCCAACTCACTTGCACGCTTGCGCAAGTCAATAATGCTTCTGTATGGCTTCGTTTCGCTGTCGAGTGCTGAAAGCATATCTTCTTTTACCTTCATGGCAAATGCTCTATGCTTTGCGGCATCTTCCTTTCGTTCCGCTTTTGGGGTTTGCTCTGCTTCCTCAAATAGTCCTCCGAACAAATCGGCTATCTTCTTCTGTGAAGATACAGATTTTTTTCGGGTTTTAGAAGGCTTTTCGGTTGTTTCTTTTTGAGTTACGGGTTTTATGTCGCTCCAATCAACTATTTCATAGAGTGTGGGGGCGAGTCCGGTATCAAGTACAGGACGATGTTCTCCCTCATTCTCAAAATCATGAATGACAGCTTCGACAGGTTTCCCGCTTCGCTGCGATGGCGTATATAGTACCTTGTCTCCGACTTTATAGCCGTTGAACGATTTCGGCTCATTACTTTCTACCGTTTCGCCTATATTAGATTCTTGTGATTCTGCTTTTGGTAAAAAGTCTCGTGCCTCATATTTAAGCAGTCGAAGCATATATTCGTAATCAGCATCTGTACGAATCCATTGATTATTACCGTATCTTTCATATCCTGATGCCTCCGGATTTTCAACACGATACATAATATGCTCGATATACAAATTATCGCCTCGTCGTGAATGGATATAGTCCTCTCCACGCTCTGCGCTGGTAGGTTCGAGTGATATATATACCTTAAGTTCTCTGCCATTCATCAATGGCAGTGTGATAGTCACGTCGCCTCCTGCCGGAGCAATATTTGCCCTTGCAAAGTTCTTTATTCTTTTACCCTTGTTATCGACAAGTAATTCAGACGTAATACCCAAGTCTTTGACAAGTCGTTTTGCAAGAGAATTAGCGTCTTTAACGGCTTTCTTTTCCGCATTACGCATGTATCCGTATGCCTCATTGAAATCTTTGTCATCAAACTCTGCCTCGTAATATCCGAGTAGGGCAAGTTGTTCATTGATTTTATCTATTTGAGTGTCAATGTTTGAGGCTATTTCTTTGATTTGTCGCTCATCTGTTGCAGTTTCGATGTCGCTTTCTGCTTGGCTTGCAGTAGTCTCTGCTTGGCTTGCAATAATTTCTGTATCTGCTGATGTTTGTTCATCTTCTTTTCTCCTTTCGGTATTACGTTGATTGATAATTTCCTGTTTTGCTTGCTCGGCTTCCTCTTGGTGTGCCTGTTCAGCGACAACAATTTCAGCTGTTGTGAATGGATCGCTATGTTCCTTGCCGAATGTGGCAACATTGAATTGTTGCACCTCATCGTATGGTGTCATATCAGCTGCAATCTCGCTGTTTTCTATTTCGGGTAGGTTTCTTGCACCATTATAGAACGCTTTGATGTATGGGCGTATAGCATCCCCCAAGTCTGCAATCATGGCTTTTGCATACTCGGTAAACTTTCTTGCACCCTTTTCCAAGTGATAAACTGCCATTTCAGTACCGATGGCAAGGATTTCGGGATCAATGCCGATATTCATCTGTTCTCCCAACTTCTTACGCATACGCTCACGAAGTTCAGCATATCGTTCATCGGTAACGAGGCGGTTTCCGCTTGGATTGGTAAGCTGTTCGATGTGGTCGCTCAAATTCGCTTCACCTTTTTCGTTGAGTTCAACGATAAGGCTCTCCTCATTTACCTGTTGAGGCTCTATAATCCTGCGTGTATCAGCGAGAGAAACAGGTTGTGCATCACTTACGGCATTTTCATTGTTGAGAATTGTATCTACTAACTGTTTGGCACTGTCCTCACTACGCATCATAAAACCTCTCTGCTTTGCGTCATACCAGCCTTTTTCAGATTTGGCAAGTTCTTTTGCTGCACGTTGTTGTTCCTTTGTTAAGCTCTTTCCGAATTTCACGAGGTGCATATCAAGTACTTTACCTCGCTTTGTAGTGTACTGTGCCGGAGTTATAGTATATTCTTCGGTAGATGTAAGGGGAGTCGTTTCCATTCTGGAAACATCTTCTTTCTCCAACTTACGTTGTTCGGCAAATAGGTCATTGATTTCTGAAATGATACGAGCTTCCTCAAAGATGTCGCTTTTTGTATGGGCTTCCTGTTGCAATGGTTTCAGTTCAGCAATACGAGTCTTTATCTCCTGCAATCGGTTCGTGCCTGATACGACAGTAGAGGTTTCTGCATTCTTCACACCTTTATACTCAGAAAAAGGTTTTGTCTTACGTTGTGACGAAGCTATCCATTTTTCGAAATCTTCAATCAGTACTGACGAATCATCAAGCCTGCGATTTACAGCCCATTCCTTATCATAATTGCTCAAAAACGCAGCTTCGGCTTCCTCCTGTTCATTGAATCCAAGCATTACCTTATGCTCGTCAAATGTTCCGTCAGGATTATATTGGTCGATAATGAATACACGAGTGCCATTCCACCCATCTATATCATCAGACAGAAACACGTCTATATGGTCGCCATCAACACCTTTTGTTCCTCGAATGTACCCGTAGGTGTTGTTCATTGTAATAGACCACTCTTTCCCATTTGCATCTACGCCACTACGAACAGAACCTTTGGGATTCTCGATAGTCACATCGAAAGTGCCTACTTGGACATGACCTTTCTTATAATTTCCTGCCTCTTTTTGTGAATCTGTTGGATTGGTATTAACTTGCTTTTCGGCCTCTGCGACTTTATCTGCCAGAGAGGGTGTACTGTCTATATAGGCTATAACTTCGGGAATAGCCCCAAAACGTTTGCCGTCATATTCGAAATATGAGCCTGTGTAATCTCCTTTTTTGGTAGGTTCGTCAACTTGTATGACGAGATATTTCCCGTCTATTACAATACTGCGTTTATAGGTGGGTGTTTTTGGGCTACCTTCCTCCCAATCATCATCAAGTACTTCTATACGGGAGGATAATGTGGTTTCCGCTTCGGATTCGTTTATTTCGCTTTGGCTGCTACCGCTTTCAGTTCCTCCTGTATTGTTGGTTGTCCCATCTCCGATCTCAACTCGTTCTCTTGACGTAAAATTTCTATTGCTTCTTTGTTCCCCTTGTTGGCTTGCTGTATTATTGCCAGCCAATACATTATTTCGCTGTTGTCCATAGTTGTCAATTTTTAATGTTTCTTTAATAGCCTGTATAAGCGTGCGAGGAGTATTATCCGGCCTCTCAAACAGGTTTTCTTCTTGAACACCTTGAATAAGGTCATAAAGTTGATTGAATGTACTTTGAATAAAGCCTTGACTTTCTCCTTTGTACATTGTTGCCAAGTGCAAGGCAAAATTACTGAATTTCTCGGCAGGGAGATAACTTTCTCCTGTAACGTCGTCCATCGCATATTGCCTTTTCCAACTTTCAACAGCCATGCGTGTCTCTTTGAAATTTTTTGCTGACATAAATGACGTATCCTGAGACAAAGCATTATAAGCTCGAATGGAGTTTTGTATTTCCTCAATCATTCTATCTGTATTCGGACTGTTGTAGTCTCGGAATGCCGTTGCAAGAATTGCTCTCTGAGCTTTAACAGGTAAAGCATTAAACATCTCTTCCAATCGGATATTACCATTTCGGAAGATACTTTGATACATAATACTGCGCAAATCATTCTTGGCTTCGGCAGAAATATTCCCTTTGCTGTCGAAAGCACTCTTATACTGTGTATGTGAGATAAATCCGCGATGATTCATCCATTTCAAAACTTCGGTAGCGTTGTTATCGATAAGCCCGGCAAAAGATGTGTCGTCGTCAGTGGATTTTAGAAGCATATTTGCGAATGAACGTATTTCTAAACCCATTTTTTGTAGAGCGTTTTTTGCTTTGATACGCTCTGTCCCTCCACTTTCTGTATCTTGTGCCACATACTGGCCGAGACGGATAGCCTCTGTATCGTCCACATCAACCATGTTCACGAGGACAGGATGCTTCATAGCCTCAATATCTTCTGCTTGTAATCCAAATTCTTCCGCATGGTCTTTCAGATACTGCTTGTAAAGAGCCGCTTGTTCCGGATGGTTCTCCCACATAATACGGAGCGCGTCACTTCGGTTATTGCCCTGTATGGCTTCGCCTCGTGCGTTCACGGTAGGTGCGCCTGTATAGGCAGTAATAGAAGATGTGATTTCTTCGGGGCGTATGCTTCCGGCAATCTTTCGGGCAGACAATACACTTGCTTCATCATTTCGTTCTTTCGGCTGTGCTTCGTCAATAAAATTAGCCGGATTGCGCATACCTTGAATATGACTTGGTTGTAATAGATTTGCTTCAATAATGGCAACACGTCCATGCGAAATTACGTCGTTGCTGAACTTGATAGTCACTTTTTTACCCTGTAATGGTTGTAATGGCTGCTGTCGGTCAATTTTATGCCCGCTTACACGCCTGTAACCCCTTGCACGTGCATTTTGTGGAGTGTCGTCAGCCATATCAGGAACACCGTTAAGGGCTTCACGTTCAATACGCTCAGCTTCTTCTTGTTCCATACGGATTTTTTCCTCTTTCGCTTTACGTAAAGCAGAAGCCTCTGCTTCTGCCCGGCTACGCTCTATTTCAACGGCCATTTTCCTACGGTTAGCAGTACCAGCTATTTTCTTCCATATCTCCACCTGTTGCTTGGCTTGCTTGATAGCCGCTTTACGCTCCTTTTCAGCAGCAATCTTCTCGGCAATGGAAACACCCTCTTTCGCTTTGGATTTTTCAATCTTTTTTAGTGCAGCTTCTTTGTCAGCGACCATTCCATCGACCACTGTTTGAGCCATAACCTCATCACCTTCGGTTTGTTCTACAATGGCGTCCCAAGCAGTGTCGCTGTCGGTCTGTTCATAGATAGGGTTACCCTGCTCATCTTTTGGTATTCTCTGCATGGCAGGAATATTCTGAGGGGCATTGTTGTCATTTCTGGGAATATTTTCCGTACCATTGTTACCCTCTTGGGCATTTCCCATGTGTTCGTGAGGAAAATATTCCTCACTCTGGCGTTGCCACATTATGTTACCGTTTTCATCCGATATACTTTCGACCATACTGTCGAGTTCATCATGGGTGAATAGATTTACATGTTTACCATTGACAGGAGATTCCGTATATACTTCATACCTTCCGTCTGTATCAACATCACTTGTGATATTTCCACGAACAGTATTTCCATTCTCATTACGGAGGGTAACAAGATAATTAAGAGCATATTGTGACCTTTGTGCTTCTTGTTTTTTTGTTGCATTCTCTTCCGCTCGTTGGGTCTCAAATTCTGCAACGCGGGCAATATTATTGGAATCCGCCTGTTCTTGAATGAAATCTTTGGACAAAGGAAATATATTGACACCATCACTCACATTGACTGTACCGTCGCCGTTATCCACAAAGCCATTTTCGTTGGCAACGATTTGTACTTGTGACTGAATACCATCTTCTCCGGTAATAGTATAAGTGTCGCCGGGATTAAAAGTAACGATACCGTCTATTTTGTCTGCTGCCTCCTGTGCGAACTGTTCTCGAATAGCCTGTGCCGCAATTTCTTGTTGTTCGTATGGGTCTTGTTCTTCGTCTATGGATAACACTGTATCGGGTGATACTTGTTCGAGAATCCCTGTCTCTGCGTCTCTAATGATAATGCTTTCATCAGATTTAGATAGGTCAATACCTGTTCTGTCCGTATATGAAGCAAGATTACCTCTAAGAATATACACTTTACGATCATCTTGCTTCATTGTTGCACTTTGTATTTTGCCCGTACTGTGGTTTATACGAGCGGCAATCATTGAATTACTCTGTTCTATGCGTCCGTCAATATCATCTCGAACACGCTGTATCATACCATCATACACCTGTTTTGCATTGATGTAGTCGAGTACTTTTTCCCGTTCTTCATCGCTCCATGACTCATTATTGCTTATAAACTCTAACGCTTCAACTGGATTTTCATCAATCATTGAGAACATGTCGTCACTAACGAAATCTACAACCTGATGACGATGATAATCATATAAGTTTTTTGCGTCGTTCATTTCCTGTGAAGAAGCAATGTTATATCCATCGAGGTAGCTTTCATTTGCTTGCATTTCTTCTTCACTTTGCTCTTCACTGCGTGATTGAGCCATATTACCAAGATTATAGCCACGTAAGTACAGAGACCTTTCTACATAGTTTAGGACAGCTCTTTTTTCTTCGTTTGTAAACTCTTTGTCATTGGCAATAAGGTCAGCAATATCGCCGATATTCTCATTGGTGGTAAGGTCGAGTGTGGCCTTTAATGGTTGCCATATATCAGTACCCAGTAACTCATTCGCTTTTATGTCAGCTTTATTAACACCATGTTTCATGGAAGCATAGTTTGCAGTAGATAAAGTATGCTTTCCTATACCCATTAATCCCATAGAGAGTGCCATACCTCCCCATATATCACCATGAAATTGTCCGGTGGCAAACAAATTAGTACGCGTACCGTCGGGATTCTGCTGGTAGGCATCATCAAGATTAAGCATTGTACGCCAGAGCTGCCCATAGTATTCTTCCGATACTTCGCCAAAGTAGTCACTTACACCCATTTTGTTGAACATCTCGTTAGTTTTACCCATTATGCCACTCAATGCTCCGGCGTCCGCTTTTGCAAGTACATTTCCGAGACGTTTTGCACCTATCACATTAGCGAGTTTACTTATATTACCCAATGATATTACAGGGTCAAGATGTGAACCGAACATTTCCGAATAATTTTCGATGATTGCGTTGGCCTCACCTTGCCATATTGCATTTCCCCAAGTCTTATCGTTGGAAAAATCGTAATTGCCGTTCTCGTCAATAATCACATCTCCGAGTTTGCGGTCTATGATGTCAGCAGTCGTTTTGCCCATCTGGACAGTGTTTGTCATAAGTGGAGCACGAACAATCAAATCATCGGCAGTTGTTCCGAGAGCCTTAATTGTCCAATTGGTAGCTTCATGTCCCAGACCTTTGATTCCATTATTTTTGACATAGGTTTTGAAGCCTTGCTTTACCATATTTCTTACGACTTCTTCACCGACTGCTTTTGTGGCAAGTTTTGCCGAACCTTTGCTAATCGCATTTAGCCCGTCAAACCCTCCGCCTGTCAGTGCAAAATCCAACATAAAAGATGGCATATAGCCAGTCATAACTCCGGCTCTGTTCCAAAAACTTGCATTACCGCCATACGTTGCGTCTGTTTGCTCTTTCTCGTAGATAGCCCCCATCATGGCATCGTAGGCTTTTTTCTCCCCCTCTGTTGCAGTATCACTTTTGAGACCATCGGCATTCATCATCGTCATTGCGTCGAGCATATCTCCCATACCGAAATCCCAAGTTCTTATGTCGCCTACTGTGCGACCGAACCCTCGCCAAAAACCAACATCGATACCATTGTTACGATCAAGTTCCTCTTGTAAAGTCTTAATTTGTTCTTCGGTTTGACGAATTGCGACAGATAAAGCTCGGTTTTCTTTATCTGACTGCTGACGGGGAACATAAGTATCTGCTGCAAGAACAAAAGCAAGAGGAGCGGTGTTCTCCTTTGTGTCCTTTTCCCATTCTTCGTATATCTCACTCGCTCGTTGCTCGCGTTGGGCATATAAATCTTGGAGACGCCGACGTGCTTTGCGCAATTGTCCGCTGACAGACATATCTGCGGCTTGACGGAAATGAAAACTTTCCATATCTGCAACAGCTTTGTTATGATACCTGTTTCCGGTAGGAGTGAGGTAAGTTTTCTCCATCTTACCACTTTCGGGATTGAATTGTATTTTGCCTTCTTTGGTTTGTAATCCGGGATTCAATCCGTACTCCTGCATGTTATCCATACGTTTGTTGAATGATTGGGTCTGAGCTTCAACATTCTGTGTCATACGATTTATTCCATCAGTTATATCTGCTTTTTCTTGCTCAGTAGGTTGCCACAGTTGTTCCTCTCGTGTCGGAGCAGTCGTCTCGGTGGTAGGTTGTGCCGTTGAGGTAAGACGGCTTTCGTAGCTTTCATAATCTCCAATCCGGAAGTTTCCCTTTGATGATACCCAGTCATATAGTTGTTTACGATTCGTTTTGTCGCTCATTTTCGTGCGAAAAGTAGCCTCATCTCCTAAATCATTAGTTGAATATCCCTTACCCAGTAGGGCAGTATATAATTTTTTTATTTCGCTGTCATTCATAACTACCAATCTGTTTCATTACTGTTTTCATTTGATTTGCCCCAACCGAGACCGTCGCTATCATTTACCTCTGATGTCATTGTTGCCGGGTCAAGTTTGGATAACGACAACATGATTGCAGAGGCTTTGGGAGATTTATGCCAATTCTGTTTGACAAAATCCTCTTTCTTTTGTGCTGTATCATGTTTTTTCATCTGACGCATCCAACGAGCTTTCTCTTTTTCGTCTTGTGGAGCAAGATCAGAAAGCATAACATCATAAACCTGTTGCATTGAGCCTTTCCAAACATTTTCGTAAATACTCACTTGATTTCCCTGCCCATCAGAAAAACCGAGTTGTTTGCCGCGTACAGCTCTTGCACCTGTTGCCGCTATTCGTTGTTTGGCAATTTCTTTGTTGTCATTATGAGTTTGTATATTGAGGTTATATGCCCTGTCACTTTTACGCTTACTTTCATCAAACTCTTTTTGCCATTTTTCATCAGCTTTCTTATCTCGACCTCTCCTATACTCCTGTTCATCGGCATAACGGTCATCAGCAATCTGCTCACGTTCATTACGGTGTTGGATACCCTCGTTATATTTGTCCCGAGCTTCTTGGTCAAGTCCGAGTTGTCTTTGCCAAGCCCGTTCAGCCTCTGCTTTACGTTCATCAGCCTGCATTGCCCTCATCATACCGTTGAAGTAGGCTGTGTTATTCGCTTGTCGCTCTTTTTTCAATCTATCATAACGAATTTGAGTACGTTCAGAAGCTGTATTTTTACCAGTGTACATACTCGGTGCACCCTGTGTAGTGAAATAGAGATTGGCAAGAGCGGAAATACCGTCACCGATTGCCGCAAAAATTTGTTCTCGTTTCTGCTTCCTTTTTTCTTTTTCGAGTTCTTCCTGCGTCGGAGGCGTGTATGGATTGAGAGCTTTGTATAAGTCTGTATATGACATACCACCACCTTTTGTCTGTGATGTTGTTTCTTTTTTAGTCGGTTCGTCAGGTACAGTAGGAGTAGGAGCTTTGTCTGTATTCTGTTCACTCCATTCATACGAGCCTTTTGGCGCATTATCTTTTGTCGGCTCTGTACCTAAAATATAATCTTTTGTTGCCATACTCTCTTTGTTTTTAGAATGGCATTGACGCTGCCGCATTTGCTACACCTTGCACAGCCTGTCCGATTGCATTTGCTTTTCCTTGCTCGATTTGATTGAGTTGCTCAACGAAAGCATTATCGTTTTGCATATAAGTTGCTTCGATGTTATCCTTACGTGCGTCTGCATTTGCTGCAATCTGCGAAGTCGCGTCTGCGAGAGCCTGATTATTGGCAGCTTTGGCGGCAGCGACACTTTCATCAGTACCACCCATCACAGCAGCAGAGCCGGCAGCCTGTTTATTTCGATTCTTAATACTTTCCTCTGTCTGTGTCAAAATACGTTGTGCGTCCGCTCGTTGTGTTGCGTCTTCATTGTATCTGCGGTCATACCAGTCTTGGTTTTTCTTTCGCTGTGCCTCGACGTTCTTTTTTGCCTTTTTTGCTGCTCGTGAAGCCGATATGCCTCCGAAGATACTGCCTACTGCACCTATTGCACTTCCGATTAGTCCCATATCAAATGTTGTTAAAAGTTATACATCAGTTGCGAAATTAACCCCTTACCTTAGCACCATCATTTTATCTTTTTACAGTTGAAATGGCAAAAGGAAAGAAAACAGGAGGTAGAGTAGCAGGTACGCCGAACAAGACATCTGCGGCAGTCCGTCAAGCAATTTCAAAAATGCTTGATGAATATTTTAATTCTAAAACTTTTGTTAATGATATTGCCGATTTAGATCCAAAGGACAGAGTGGCAGCTATGGAAAAATTTGCTGCTTATGTTGCACCAAAACTGCAAACGACAACACTTGATGTTGCTGTTGAAACAAAAAAGACAATCGAGGACAGACTTGTGGAGTTGTCTGGCGATGAAGAAGACGAAGAATAATCTACTTCCGTCTACTTTAGATAAAGAGCTTCTTTTCCCAAGTTCGGGAAATATAATACAGTTTGTTTATGAGAGTGATGTTCAATTTCGGCATCGCTCATTTTTTTTATTTCTGTACATTTTAGGTCATTTCTTCGGAAGTTATTACCATTAATGTTCAATTATAGAGTATTTCTTCCGAAGAAATCAGAGGAAATGTACATTAATGTGGTTTTAATGGTAAAAATGGAATTTTTTTACCATTTCTCGTCATTCATGTATGAGCTTATTCTTGTACATTTATAGGGTATAACTGTACATTTATTGCAATAATTGTGCCGAAAAAGGGCATTTCTTCCGAAGAAATCCGAAGAAATGGGGCATAACTGTACATTTTAGGTCATTTCTTCGGAAAACCTTTTCTTTTATTTCATAAAAGAATAATATATCTACATCTTCTTCCCCGTGCGCGTGTGCGCGTGAGAAGGAAATTTTTGTGAAAAAGAGAAAAGAAAAAGTTGCGCCAAAAAGAAAAGAGAAAAAAGAAAACCCACAAAGAAATCTTTGCAGGTTTGTACATACCATTTGAGAATACTCTCGAAATGCTCAAAAGCCTTTGCCTTTCTGCCGCTGATACACCACCGTTTGATTTTTATCGAGGTTGATAATTTTGAACATCACAATTGAACGGACGGGAATATCCTCCGGCAACATTGTCACCAGCCGAGCTATCACCTCATCTACATTATTGAATCCCACATCAGTCAACTCTGCTACTTTCTGCCCATTGTGATAAGCTGTGGCATTTATCATGAAACGATACGACAAACGAAAATGTGTATCTTCTTGTTTTTGTTCACGTACAGAAGCCTTGCCGGAGAAAAAAATAAAATCAATCACTTTTTCATTCAACTCCCAAGCAGGAGAGTAGTCTATCTTGATGTACCCACGTGTTACCTTATGTCCGCTACTATGATTCATCGCAAATGCCACCTCAGAAATTGAGGCTCGCACATCGTTTTGTGCTACTGTCCCCCAAGTATGTCGGAACGTATATACGGAATACCATTCCTCTTTTGGTAGTCCCATTGCCTTACACAATTGTTTGATTCCGCTATTGACATTTGCGTTGAAACTATCTGAATTTGTCATACGCTGGTAAAAATTGAACAAATGATCGTCAACTTCATTCTCATTTCGATATTTATCAAATAGCGGCTGAACGATTGCGGGCACTTTCATTTCCATATACGCACCGTCTGCGCGGAACTTCCTTGTTTTAGCCCTTTGATAACGTATTATGCCATTTGAATAGTCCTGTTTCCTCAACTGAAACAAATCCACTGTGTTAATACCTGCCAAACAAAGCACCATCATCGCCACATCCCTGCCGAACTCCGTCAATGGAAATTTCATCTTACTATCAGGGAGAGGGAATGAAAAGAATTCTCGGCACGCTTCCGGTGTTATTGCAAGTTTTTCCGCTCGGTCAGCCGGTGGAATTTCTACTTTTATCCATGGATTTGTTTTTATGCGTATGATACCATTGTCGTAATCGTTATATTCCAAGATTGCCGCCTTAAACACTTGGCGCATACAGATAGGATACATCTCCTTTGCCCGGTGTGTCTGTTCAAGGGACTTAATCCACCTGTTCATCAATTGTGATGTGAAATGCGAAAACATTATTTGCGTTGTGCCGGTAAATCGTTCCAAGTGCTGCAATGCGAGCTGGTAATTTTTAGCATTACGTTCCTGACCGTTGTCTATCATTTTTGCGATGAATGAGCGAGCATAATCAGAAAAGCAAATATCATCATTGCCGCTCGTAAGGAACTCCGCCACCTCCTTAACCGTCCAATGTTCGATATTTTTCTTATTGAGCCGTTCGGTGTATTCCAAAATTTTCTGCGTACAATACTGCAAGACATAAGGGTCTTTGATTTCGTTACTCTTTGTGAGTTCCTTTCTCGTAACCATCTTATCAGTCTTGATGAATG